TTGGCGTCAAGTATTACGATAAGGCTGCACCAAACAAGGCAGCAGCTATCATGGAGCAAGTCAGCTTCCATCTGATTAAAGCGTCCGTTGAACTTGCCAAGGAAAAGGGTGCGTGCGAAAAGTTCGACAAGACGAAGTTCTCTAAGGGAATTCTGCCGATTGACACTTACTGCAAGAGCATTGATGAGTTTGTGACCGAAAAACTTCATTGCGATTGGGAATCGCTGCGCAAAGATGTCAAGCAGTACGGAATGCGCCACAGCACTCTTACCGCGATTATGCCCGTCGAATCGAGTTCCGTTATTCAATCCTCGACGAACGGAATCGAACCACCGCGCTCGCTGATCTCGCAAAAGCGTTCAAAGGCCGGAATCATTCCCGTTGTTGTTCCAAATATTCGTAATAAAAAGAACGATTATACTCTTGCCTTTGAGATGCCAAACAATCAAGGTTATCTCAAGGTCGTCGCCGCTCTTCAGAAGTTTACTGACATGAGCATCTCGACGAATCTCTACTACAACGTTAACCGTTATCCAAACAAGATTCCTAATCAAACCGAACTTCTTGGCGACATTATGCTCGCCTACAAGTACGGAATTAAGAACCTCTATTATACAAATACATTTGACGGCGATACGCAAACCGTGTTAGCCTCTACCCCAAACCCAACCAAAGAACCAGCTAAACAGCCCGAAGCCGATGAACCTGAAGGTTGCGCTGGAGGAGCCTGCACCCTATGAAAACTGTGTTAAATACCATTAATCTCGACTCTCTCAAACAGCCGCTTTTCCTCGGAGAAGATTTGGCTATCCAGCGGTACGACCGACTGAAGTATCCTAAGTTCTATGATCTTTACGATCAACAGATTAACTTCTTTTGGCGTCCACAAGAAATCAATCTGACAAAAGATGCCGCCGACTACAAGACTCTCTCTCCAGAAGAACGTTTTGTTTTCGATAGCAATCTGCGTTTCCAGACGATGACCGACTCGATGTTGAGTCGCAGCATCAACTCTCTGTCTAGCTACGTTAGCAATCCAGAGCTTGAGATCTGCATGAATGTATGGTCGTTTTTCGAGACGATCCATAGCAACAGCTATACATATATTCTCCAGAACGTTCACCCAGACGCCACAAAGTTCTTCGATTCGATCTTGGAAGACAAGGAGATCGTGAAACGCGCCCAAGCGATTTCTAATCGCTACGACACTTTGCTTAACACGCGAAGCTCTGACCCAAAGCAGCAAATCTTTGACGCTCTTCTAGCAACACAGATTACCGAGGGGTTGACGTTCTACGTTTCATTCGCTTGCTCGTTCTATTTTGGGTATCGTGGAAAGATGGAAGGTAATGCGAAAATTATTAATTTAATTTCGCGAGACGAGAATCTCCACGTCGCAATCACTCAGAACATTCTAAAGATCTTGCGCGATCAGCCAAAGGAAGGTTTCCAAGAAATCTTCAAGAAGAATGAAGATCGCGTTTACGAAGCCTATAGAATGGCCGTTGAAGCTGAAAAGAATTGGGCCGATTACCTTTTCTCAAAGGGCAACCTGATCGGCCTCACTTCTGATTCTCTGAAGCAGTACGTCGAGTGGCTCGCGGACAATCGCTTGTCTTCTATGGGTTACAGCAAGATCTATAACGCGAAGTCGAACCCTCTTTCTGGATGGCTCGATAGCTTCTACGATTCGAAGAAGGTGCAAGTGGCCCCACAAGAGACGGAAATTTCGTCTTATGTTAAGGGCGTCGATAACAAGCTCGACGAATCGATCTTCGATATGAAGTTCTAAGATTAGGTATCGAGATACAGCGTATCTCCGCTCAGGTCAACCCAGCCCTTCGTAGTGAATTCTAGTGTTATTTGCTCGTTCGGTTTAACAACCGACACTACGGGGGCTTCTGAGGCTTCGCCGCCATCTCTTACGACCAGATAAACATCGGCGGCTCTATCGAATGCTGGTTTATTGATAAATGTTAACGTTGATCCGATAGCTGGATTAGAAGGTACTTCTATCGTCGAATCACTAATTGGAGTTACGATAATAGTCTTATCGATTTCGTCTTCACTTAGCGTCTTATCGATTGAGCTTTCTAGAGTTACTAAACCGCCAGATCCGGTAACGGCCTGACCATTGTAACTAAATACGACACCACCCAATGCTGCCTTAGCTCCGATAGTTGTCCAGTTAACTGTTCCTACTGTCACGATTCGATACTGTCTATTTACAACGAGATTCGATGTTGTTGCGTCTATAGAATCTCTAGATCCATCGGCTTGCGTTGGCGGTCTCTTACCGTCTAGAACGTACTCGATGTAAGAATTATCAACAAAGTCATCGACGTTATTTTCTAAATAACCGCTAACAGCAGCGGACATAACCCCAGTTCCAAAATCATCGCGAGGATGGAATTTGAAATAATACCATGCGTCTCTTTGGATTGAAGGTCCACCAAGCTGAATAAGATTAAGGTAAGATCTGCCCGGTACGTTATAAACGGCATGTAGATTTTGTTTTGTTTCCGTATCTGGAACGAAAGCACCGCTGCTTCCTGTATAAATATCTACCGATAAGACATCCTTGTTTGACGTAGACGAGTAGCAGTAGAACTTAATTGTATTGTAGGAAACTTCATCGTAAATAACCGAAACGCCGATTCCCGAGAAACCAGTTTGATTGGACGGAATATCAGCAAAGTCAGAAATGCCTAAGATATTGCCTTTTGTTCTTGGTAGCTGTCTTGGCTCTTCGTAGCCATAAGTTTCCCAATGCTCTCTTCCCCATTGCTCTTTCGTCTTTGTGCCGCCTTCACGAACTTCCGATTCATAGGCACTCAGCAAATCGGGCCATTCATTAACGTATCCTTCGTAACTTGGCTCGCCAAGACCAGAGTAATTAATATTTATGCCTTGCAGTGTTCCTACGCCAGAATCATTTAATCCGGTAGCTAATTTAAATGCACCAGAAATATCTTTGAACGTAAGCTCTCTAGTTTCATCTTCGCTGCGTAAAAGGCTGGCGGTTTGCCAATCTCTGATACCAGACCCAGATACGATGCCATCGGTTCCGCTATTCCATACAGCAACTCTTGTGAATGTTGAATTGCCATAGTAACCAGAGTAAATAAAGTAGGGCGAGAACTGATAAGAATCAACTACATCGATTCTTGAGTAAGAAGCTGGTACGTTATAGGCGTCATAGCTTCCTGTAAATAAATTATCATTTACGTCTTTAACCACTACTCTGAGCTTATAGTTTCTATTTAGCGGCGAGTTTGTTGTTTTTGCGTCTGACGTTGTGCCGCGCATCGAAAACTCTTGATTCTTCTCTCTGCTCAATGTATATGAGAAACCTTGATAGCCAGAGATCGCTTCCAGCATTGTTCCAGCATCGCTAAGAAGTGATACCGTAATTTCTGGAGCGTCAGGGAGAAACGGGTTGTTTCTTAATGAATCTGGCGAATTGATTTTTGTGCCGACTGGATCGACATAAAACCAACGGAACGTCAAATCTTCCGAAGTAAAGTTGCCTTGGCCTTGGCCAGAGAAGTTCCCACTATACGAAACATCGTACTTTAAGCTATCAACGTCCGCTGTTTCAAGATAAAAACCAGTGATTGCAACTCTATCTAATGATTGTCCGCCGATTGAAACTGTTGATAACGGTAAAGCAACGGCACTAACAGTAGCCGCGTCTTCAGATAAGAATCTATAAGGCGCGGCACCTTGGCTGTAAACGCTGATATCGTACTGACCCCAGTTTGAATTGACGGGAACCGTATAATTTAAATTAGCCGTGGAAACGGCATCGGTGATCGACCCATCAACGGTGCTAGAGTAATCTGGCCTGCTGATATAAAGCTTATAAAGCGGAGGAGAGTCTGGAGATGCACCCCAAGAAACATAGATTCCAGTAGTTACGTTAGATCCATCCTTGCGAAGAATTGCGCTAACAGGACCAGTTGGAGGCTGTGGCTTTATAACTATATCATAAGGAGACTTCACATAAACATTCGGAGACGAGTCCGAAATGTCTCTTTCCACAAAGTTTTCTTTATCTGGATAAAACTCAACACCAGCAACTGCGTAATTGTTTGCCTCTTCTTCTTTAACGGAAATCGTCTTATAAAGCTTCGGCTCTACTCCAGAACCACTGAGAAGATAAATCGAACCTTCTTCAATTAAATTAATTTTTGTTGGAGTTGTGTCTACTGCTAGCGAGTAAAATCCTCTACCATAACCAGTTCCATAAACTAGACCACTATAGCCAATTCCACTGCTTTCGTTTAGTGTTCTGATATCAGACTGTCCAAATGCGCCTCCACCAACATAAACAGAAACTCCAAGACTATCAAACGCGCCAGAAACGTGAGCGCTTGTTAGTGTTGTGGTGATCGGCACTTTTGTTGAACCGTAGAAGTCTTTCGGGAAGCCGATTGTTCTATAAGTTGTCGCATTTCCTGCCGTCCAATAAGTGGCTGAGTCAGTAGCAAATAAAGCCGAAGAAGTGTAGGCGACATTACATGAGTATATCACTCCAGAAACATTTACTATGTTCCCAACCGCGTAAGATTTATTCGCTACCCAATCATCGTAGTTAGAGTTCGATGCGTTCCCAACGTCAGCATTAATAAACGTGTAATATGGGGTCATCTTGCTTAGTGCAAGAAGGTCACGATAATTGAATGTAATCTTGCCAAAGTCGTTTAGGGCTTTCGAAGCTCTTTCTACGATTCTTCCTGCTCCAGATGCAACTTTAACGAGAGCGGCTAAATAACCGAAAGACGTTGAGACGGCAGATACGTCTTTACCGATCTTGCCGATTTCAGTTGCAGCGTAAGTCGCGAAAGTAGCTGGTGGCGTGACGTTATTAGCAACGGCAGCGTTGTTAGAAACTACAACTACAACGTTACCAGCCGTAGCTCCATCAATAAACGTGGCAACATTAGCCAGCGATGCGGTCGTTGAGCTTTGACTTACTAAAGCTCCAGCAGAATCAAGTTGAATAGCAGTGAAGTATCCGTTGCTGGCCGCGCTACCTACTTGAGAACCGTTAACAGAAACTGTTCCGTTTGTCCCATTGATAATGCACGACCAGTTGGTTTCATTGCCGATAAGCTGTCCTGTACCAGCGGAACCTTGAATGTCGATATCTATTTCGTTTTCGAGCAATACTCCAGAGACTGCCGCAAAATTTAAAGTTTCCCATCTTGGATTGCCAGTTACAGTCGTATTATCTGGGAAAACATAAACCTCTCCGGTCAAAATAGTATCGCCAGTGATCGATCCGCCACCAGAAATTCTTCCTTCGATTGGATAGGTTTCGAATATTCCAGATCTCAACAGGAACTCGCCAGTCAGGGTAATTCTCGATCCGAATAAGTTATCGTTCGCTACACCATCGGTTACGGTATGGATGTTATAGCGTTGCAGTTGCTGCTGGCGTCTCGCCCTAATATTTTGCAGCGTTCCAGTAAATTCTCCATCGTTATTGGTCAGGTTGTTCAAGTCCGATACTGAATAGTTGCCAGACGGAACATGAATATAAATACCAGAATCTAATCCAATTGTAGATGCAGTCCCCTGCTTGAATTCACCATCGATAGAGATTACGTTCGTCGCGTCGTCTACATTTAAAATTCTACCGAACGTTCTAGCGACATTCTTAACCTCATCGCTAACTGCGAATATGTCGCCGGGTTGTAGGTACGCTGCCTCCATGCCGCCAACAAAAGATACGATATCCGACTCAAACATCGAAGAACAAAGAACGTAACGCCCGATTCTTCTAGCTTCTGATCTAGACGTACATCCAGCGGCGTTAATTTTAAATGGATTTAAACCGAACTTTCTAATACCATCAACGTCTTCAATGTACTCTACTTTTGTTTTGTAGTTGTCGTACTTGTCATTGTATACAACTTCAACCGATGTGTGGCGAACGTTTCTAGCTGTTTCAGTATATTCGAACGCGCCACCACGAACGTTGGCATTCGAAAACTGCATTACAGGATCTTGCGGACGGTCGGCGTAGAACGAGAACCCTTCAGTATTCCAGAAAATGATGCCTTTAAATACTGCGGCAACGTCCCTCAAAACGTTGTAAGCCTCGTCTTTGTTGTAGAAGATTACGTTGTAAGAATAGCGCGGTTCAAGACCGCCCTTGCCGTCTGGAACGCCTCTGAACACACCTTTATCATCAACGGCGTCACAGTATCTTCCGATATCGTAAAGCGTCCATTTATCTAGGCTCGAAAAATCAATCTGATTGCCCAAACCATAATTTGTGTTTGTGGCGATATCATAAATGATCCATGCTGGATTATCGGTCCAGCCAAGCTTAAACGTACCGTCCCAATCGCCATAATAGATCTTATTGCTATCGTAAAACTTATCGTCGCAAAACTGCTGAAAGTCGATATCCGAATCGTGCATCATATTGAATGCACCACCATTAACTTTGTCGCCTAACTCTCTAAATGTTCTTGTTCCAGAAAATGAACTCGCTCCGTAGAAATAATAAAGCTGAATGCAGTTTTCCGTAGCGTATCTAAACAGCCCATCGAATGCAGCCTCGGTCATTGATTCTGGCGTGTCGCCGCCGAAAAATACGACCTTACGCACAGTGTTTGTCCATATCGAGGAAACGGCAGTAGACTCTAAATCCTTGCCAACTTCAAGGCTAGGAGCATAAAGATTCTTTCTGATTAAATAAGAGATTACTTCTACCTCTCCATAAGCTGCGGTTACGGTCGCTCCCGACAAAAGCGTATCTAGCGATGTGAATAAATTTTGATTATTAGCCCCAGCAGAATCGGGCGTCTTTACCGTCATGAACTGTTCCGAATTATGATAGGTAAAATTAGAAATAGATAAGTTGTTGGACAGATCGTATTTATACGATACGCCAGATGCAGTTTTCCAAATCGCGGCTCTTACTGAAGTGTAACCAGCCGTCATCTTCGCAATCATTTCCTTTAGGTTGCGCCGAATAAGCGACCTATAGGCGTAACTCATATTTTGATCGACAACGAAAATGATATCTACGTTGTTTGGATTAGCTGGATAATTTGCGCTTGGATAAACATATCTACGATCTAAACCGTTTCCGCCCAAAGGATAATAGTTCGAAGGAATCTTTACCTTCTTCATTCGAACGTCAAAGGCACGCTCTGGGAACGAACTGAAAGTTCGCGAATCGAACTTCATACCAACGTGCGCAGTTAGAGGGTACGAGAAATTACGATCAACAACTTCAGTAATACTATCCACCGAAACTTCGCGTCTAACTAGCGGAGAAATAGTTTCTTCGCTTCGCTTTTCGATTTTTATGTAGCGATCCTTACCGTCAACAGACTCTGGAAGGATAATCTCGTCCTGCGAATCAAGAATATTAGTCTTTTGCGCAGTCTTAGAGAATGTGCTTTGAGAAGAATCGGTTGGATTTTCTGCTCCTTTTGCGAATCTAAACGGATTTAAAATTTTCATCTCCTAAGTAATATTATTCTGTAATCGTAAATGTTCTAACTCCATCTGTGCCACCAGTTAATTTAACTACTCCCTTTGGAGATTGAGCGTCGATATAAATTGTATGAGAGCCAGTAGCTAACTGAGAGGTAATTTCGGCTGGAATGGTAAACGAAAAATTGCCGCTGCTATCTATTTCTTGACCATTAGCAAATACAACGATTGGCTGATTGCCTTGCGCTGACGGAGTGTCTATTCGCGCCTCCAAAGAAATAGCTGGTTTAGTGACGGTTGTCGCTCCAGAAGTCGCTTT